ACCAATTACTGCGTCACAATTAACTGACGGGGAAAGTTTCAATTACACGGTTTCTCACACTACTGGAGATACAATCGGAACAAGTTTAACAACAGGAGAAGTTTCAGCCTTCGGTGATTTGACAAGTACATCTGGAGGTACAGCAACTAACTTAGCTGGTACTGTAGATAATCATGTACTTACAATTACAGCAGGGTCACAAGGTACAAGTGCAACTGGACAATATGTAACCACAGTAACGGTAGACTAATGAGTCATGCGAAAGCTTTTATTACTGTTTTTTATATATGTTTTACCAGCTAATGCAAATATCGTTCCAAATTTTACTACAGGAACTATGTCCAGCACGACTTCTACAACTTCTACTCTTTCAGAATCTATTACCAGTAAAGATTTTAAAACAGGCTACGAATATACAGTTACAGGCACAGGAATATCACATGATGGAGGAAATATGGCAGCTACCGCAGTTGAAGTTAATGGAACTGTAGGAGGTACTACTTATAAATGGACAGGAGCAGATATGACAACAAAACCAAATTGGACACAAACCAATCCTACATCGGGAGATGCTTTTCAATTTACAGAAACTTATCATGGCCCCGGATTGCAGAACATTACAACAATCCAAAGAGACATAACAACGGAATCCGTTACTACTACTACCTCTGTGTTCTCGCAATAATTTTAAGCCCTGTAAAAGTTTTAGCTAATGCTGTTAGTCAAAGTAATAGTGGATCAGTAACTAATCAGAATTGGAATGTTAATAATGGAAGTTTTCATACGAACCAATATGGTGGGGGGGTTGTATGTCAGGGAGCAATGATGACCATAACTCCATTTACTACTTTAAATTCAAACTGGAGAAAACCTTTTCGGGATTATTATGAAACGCCATACTACGACCAAACAGATATTGTTGGTGATTTTGATGATGATGGAAATCCTATAGGAGATGGTACACCCGACTCACCGGGTAAAATTTTATTCATGCAAAAAAATTATTCTGGAACGAATAAAGATAGCTATGCACTAGGTACTGGTATAACCTTAAACTTTTCTATTCCGCTAGATAGACAATTAACTAAACAATGCAAGGAGGCTGCTAAAACTCAAACTGATATACAAAAACAACAACTTAAGAATCTTGAACTTGATTGGCATTTCGCCAGATTAAAGCATTGCGGACAGAAAAAAATTGAGGGAATATATTTTACAAAAGACAGTCCTTATTATGATCTTTGCTCCGATATTGAAATAAAACCTCGTGCAAATCAAGTGTTACCTCATAATCATAAAATCATAGAAAAACCGTAAAAAATGTCCTTTCAGATTGACCTGTAAGGGGCTTGTAAAAAAGTTTGCTTATGTTTATACCTTGTTTTTTTTCTTTTTTGTTAGCTTTTTAACGATATTTTTTATTAGTGGTTTTATAGCGTTGAGAATAAGAGGTGTAGTCGCAGCCACACCAGCAATAAAAGTAGTAGAGACAATAGTGCTAAATTCTGGGATGTACTGATCTTTAAAATCAACTTTTTCATAGATCGTTGTGCAATCGCCATTTTTTTCTCTAATATAATCCTTTATTCGTTCTAATTTTTTTTCGTTTACAAATGAACCAATTCTTAAATCATTTTTATTAGGACAAGGTTCTAATTTTATTTCTTTTTTTTCTTTTGGTATCTCTGGTTTTACTTCTTTTTGTGTAGGTACTTCATTATTTTGCACTCTCTTTTCTTGTTCTTTATTTTCAACAATTTCAATTTTTCTTCTGTCATATAACATAGGTTCAAACGTAGGCATAGAACCATATGGACAGGATATAGTAGTACCTGTTGGATCGTCATCATATAAAGCAGTATTTTTAGGTGAGGCATCTCTGTGATACCTTACACAGCCCGGTATTTTTAGAGATGGTGGTGGTACGTTTAATACTTGATATGGACTATATTGCGGTACATTGATTTTTATTTCTGGAATAGAAATATTAGGTATTTCAATCGAAGGCATTTCTTGGAAGTAAAACTTCTACATAAGAATTACATTTAGGGCAAGATAAATTTGTGACCATAGAATACTGCGTGTCTTCTTCCATGTCTTGATCGCCACCCCAAATCAATTCTGTTTTACAATGCCAACAATTCATTAAAACTTAGGAAGTTTAGTTGTTGGTAAAGGTAATGCTGGACTTGTCATTTCTGGCAATTCTTGATCTAACATTTTTGGCATCATGCCACTAACACCACCTAAAATTTCATTCATTATCTTTGCCTTAAATTGTTCTGAGGTTACATACTTAAATGTAAAAAAACCACCGCCTAAAATTCCCAATACTAAAACAGTAGATAGAATAGAAAGATAGTTACAGATTTTTTGAAACATGATCCGAGATGCCCTCCTTAAAGCAAGCGTACCGATAACATTTATGGTACTTTTCCTGATTATAGGATTAGCACCGCTTTATGTCATGTATGGCATTATTGACAGGAATATTCCTGTTAAGACTCGGTAGCTGGTTCTTCTTTTAACAGGTCATCACAGGCAGCAATACCGCCTCTAATTTGGTGTATTTTTACTTCGCAATTATCCATTACTTGTTTTGCTTCTTGATAATTTTTTGCTATTTGTTGTAGCTCTGATTCAAGAGCAGCTTTTTTTTGGTTTGGGTCTAACATCAAGTTATAGAGTGTAATACTAATATAATATCAGTACTACAAAGTAATATCAACTAGCCTCCAATGCTTCTAATGCTGCAACTTTAGTTTCTAATGTTTCTATTTTGGTAATTGCTTCTTGTAATGCTTTAATAGCTTTCATATACAAAACAGAATAATTAACAGATTTTGTAGTAGTACCAAGATCATTTCCTTCACTATCAGTATCAGTAATTGCAGTCACAAGTTTAGGACAAATAGTTTCAAGTTCTTGAGCAACAACACCAATTTGTGTATGAGTTTCGTGTTTAGTTTCTGCTTTAAAATTATAATTACGAATTTTAAGTGCTTTTATATCACTCCATTGAGAGTTAGCATCAACAATATTTTCTTTTAGTTTTATATCAGATATAGAACCATAACTGTTATTTGTATTTTGAACATTACCATTTGACCAAACATTGAAACTTATTGTTCCACCTGAATGATGGCCTCTAAAATTATAAACCGAACTACCCCCTGCTGCTGCTGAAGTTGTGGCATTTAAAACATGAGAGGTTGAATTAATTGAAGTAGTACCTTGATTATCTATTGTAAAACGTTCAAGAGGTCTATCATTTGTATCATCATTAACTGCGATTACAAAACCATATCCACTTCCGTTATAAAATGCAGCTAAAGAAACTCCATGAATATTACCATCCCAAACATTTAAAATTCCAGCTTGTTTATATTGACCACCAGAGTTAACTGTTATTTGTGCTTCGTAGCATCCATGTAAATAGTCTGTATAACTACTATCAACAGCTACTCCCTGTTTTGCTCTTATTTTTGCATTTGCATCACCACCAGAAGTTACTCCAACAAAGATTTTTCCATTGCCATCTATACGCATACGTTCTGCACTGGCAGTAGTAAATGTTGTATTAGATGTAGATTTTAAATGTAATTCCTGTGCAGATTGTTCACAAGATATAACACCATCACTACTTTCTACCTTTAAATCTAATCTTTTACTACCACCATCACTTGTTTCTATTCTGATTATTGGAATATTAGCTGCTGTATCCATTACTTGTAGATTAGCAAATGGACTGGCTGTCCCGATACCTACGTTTCCATCGGATTTTATACGCATACGCTCAATAGTGCTACCAGTACCATCTGGCATTAATCTGAATACTAAATCTGTTGGAAGATCATTACCTGAACCTGGTGTACCATTTACTAAAGCTTTAATATTCGCACCAATTACTGATGCAGAACCATTAGAACCTCTAAATCTTAATTCTCCAAGAGTATCACCATCTTGAACAATCGTATAACTTCCGGGGCTAGTTGATCTTGTTTTTTCTAATTGAACAACAACAACATTT